CAACCGTCTGAAAGCTAAAAAAAGAGCCCCGCGAAGGGGCTCTTTTATACTCCAACTCGTTCTTCGAGCGCTTCCTGCAAAACCTGTGAAAAGTTGATATTTCGCGCCTCGGCCCGTGTATTCAGCCAGGCGGGGATGGTCAAATTCTTTCGTACCGCCTTATTGCCGTACTTGGCGGCGTAGCTGTCCATATCAAGGACGATCAGGTTTACAAAACCGCCCTCTTTAGGCGTGATATCCGACATCTTACTGGCCTCCGGCACGGCGTTGCCGTCCTCAAGTTCGTCCAGCACCCAGCCGGACGCGGCGTCCGTCGCCATAAGAATGGCGTCGGCGAGAGTATCGCCTTGCGTAAC